AATGCACACAGGAAATCACAATCTGGCGCGATTGGATCTGTTGTTGGATGATCTTCTGGTATCTCGTCAATAAAGATACGCTCGTCATCTATCCTTGTGAGCCTAGCACCTAATTCTCTAGACAACTTCGCCATACGATTAAACTCTTCTGGGAACTCCTTGCGAATGAGTGCCCAATACGCTGGGCTAGTTGCCTTCACGCAGGGCAAGCAGTTTGCATTCGGGAACCCCATAGCATAGGTAACCGGCTCCACTAGGCCCGCCCGACGAAGCATCTCTATACACGCCGCCTTGGTCACACCGCGCTCGACTAGGGGAGCCTCAACAGTCAGGTCAGGCCAATTCTCCCGCATAGCGTCAACCCTCTGGGCGTCCCGCCAGTCTGCTGTGTACCCAAAGATGTGTATATCGTCATCCCGCTGGAACTTAAGCCTGGGGGCTACCTTCAACTCGCTAGTGCACGGTGCTCCCTTTATCCCTGAGATATACCTACGCTTCTCCCACACCGCCCAAGTATCCTTGAACTTCTCGCTAGCAATAATCTGGATCTCTTGCTGGAACCACTCCTCACAATCAGCCATAAACCGTTTATTGTCTGGGTGCTCAGACCCCGTCTCGCAATAAGCGATAACGTCTGGATTTGATAGCTTGGTGGCGATAGCTAACGCCGCGCCACATGAAAACCAACTAACTCTTCTCACCACTTATATCCCTTTACCGGCACTGCCCCAATCTCACGGGCGAGTTCATCATCTAGCTCCTTCACCATCCCACCGACAATGTATTTCTTTTTAGGTTGCGGCTGGAACTCCTCCCACCTTTCATCCGCTAGCCAACGGTGAGGGGCCTGGATGTACTGAAGCGCAGTATCTTTATTTTGGCGGGCATACTCCTCAGCGCCTTTAAGCAGTGTGGCGCAGTCAGTCTTTTTCATCGCTTTCATGTACTCGACTTTGGTTTTCTTCTTATTGACCAGCTTTGGGAAAGCCCTCCACCAGATCTCAAACGCTTCGATGTCCCACTCATGAGTCTCTTCCGTCAGATTGTTCTCCGAATAATCAACCTCCAAATCATTGCCGGGAGAATCTTTTATAGATTCTTTCTTTTCTATATCTCTTTCTTTTATATAGTCCGTGTTTGCCGTATCCGGTAAAACCGTATCCGGTTTTTCAGGAAACGGTTGAACGCTAGGGAATACCTCATATTCAACGCCGGCAAACTTCCCTTTGTCGGTTCTATTAATCTTTCGGACGTACCCCGCGTCAATGCCCTCCTTGATGAGGGAATAGACCTTATCCCTTCCTATCCTGCCCTCGTTTTGTATATCTTTTGCCGAAATCGACCAGTGGACAGGCTTTGATAAAATGTACAAAAGAAAACCGCGCAACTCAAAAGAGATGCCACGGTGCTGCGCCAGCCCATTCGGGATGACGACAAAATTAGAGTCTACTTGTGCTTTGTGTATCATACCAGCTCCTGTGTCTGTCAGCTCCAAAGAAAAGGCGGCGGGCCGGAGCTGATGAAGCCGACAGGGGGATCAGTCCCTGCTTTTTTCACCGCAAAGAGAAAATACCAAACAAATAGATTGCAGCAAACAAAAAAGTGGGCGGGGAGCGTGAAAGGGATAAACGCTCAACCCGCCCCGAGGTCACAGCGGCTAGGGAGGTAACCGCTTCAATTAAGGTACATCATCTAATTCTGCTCCGCAAGAGGCATATCCAGCAATGTCCACCCAATTATCGTCCTTCTTCTTGCCAGCCTTTATACGGGCAACCTTTAGAAGAACCATCATTGCGGCAACATCCCTATCCCACACATCACAGCCGAGATAGTCTGACCAAAACGCTGCAACGGTCTTAAAGTTATCCTCGACGCTGCCATAGGATTCGGCCCTGTCGCCACAGACTAATTCAATAGCCGTCTCAAGTGTTTTCAATCTATTCATCGTCCATAAAACTCCGTTTTGCCTTTGTGATTGTGGTCAAAAAGATACCAGCAGCAATTGTCTTTGCCGGTCATCTTGCTATCGGGAATCCACTTCACTCTGCCCACTGAAACAATCTTCACGCAATAACGAATGAGATCCGCAGACTGTTTAGTGTGCATCCAATCGGCGTCGAACAGCAGCCAGGTCGGCCGCAGAAAAGAGAGGAACTCAATCATGGGATGGAGGATCTTCCTGTCCCAGGGTGGATTTGTTATGAAGTAGTCAGCGCCAGATTGACCCACCACGTCCCTGTAGTCTCGCTTGTAAATCTTCAGTAAATTACTCAAAGACTTTTGTGGTTCGATATCACTCGCCCAAACACAGACATGGCCGTTTCTTTCTAAGTGGAGGGCTAGAGCACCATCCCCGGCGCAGGGTTCGTCAAAGAACGTCTCATCCTCCAGGTGGGGGAGGAGCGGCGTCACCGCCTCGTATGGCGTCGGATAGAAGTCCCTCTCACGTCGTTCAAAATCACTACGCTTTCCCATTTTTCAGAATCCCTATCCAAACATCATGGGGGACAACATACAACGGTTTCCGACCATCCTCCCTCAAGACAAGGAAGTCATTCTCTCCAAGGTAGCCGGTTAGCCACGCCGGGAACTGCTTCCTCCCTTTGATTTCTCCACATAGCGGAGCTTCATCTTTGCCCCGCCAGTAAACGTCAATATCATAGGACCGTTCAGCACCAAACTGCCCACGGCGAGCGTCATACCTTTCGGCATGAATACCCGCCTCTTTGTGGCAGTTGACGATTTCCCGCTCGATCCTGGCACCTTTGTCACGGCTCATTTTACCCATGGGTTTTCCAGTATGTTTGTGCTGGCATACTCTTTGTATGCTTTAATTGCCTCCCTGTCGTAAGCAATTGCCGCCTCCCGTTCCGTTTTGAAAGAACCAAGCCAACGCTTATCCCCAACCACACCAATTTGCGCTGCCCATCGCTCGGAGGATCTTGGTACACCATCCTTAGTCGTGCGCCTAGTAACATGCTTTGACACCCCCAAGAACTTGCTTGTAGAATTTCTGCGAGGACTGCGATTTCTATTGTTTTCTTTTCTGGTTGCATGACGCAGATTAACCCACCGGTTATCACTCCTGCATCCATTTATGTGATCAACATAAGCCGGGGGGAATGCCCCCTCCATGTAAAAAAAAGCCGCCCTGTGGGCAAGAATTTTTCTAGTTACGCCGCCTTCCTTAAAGCCCATTCTTATGTATCCGGCATGAGACTTGTACCCCACCACATCTCCAATGAGCTGCCGTTGTGTTGGAATGACCCGAGTAAATAGCCCAGTATCTGGATCATAGGCGATGGCATCGGCGCGGTTCTCTATGAACCACTGTTCCTTTACTCTGCTAACTCCAACCATTAGATCATCCCCATCTGTGCTTTTTCAAACGACTGGTTGGACCGCAGCATCTCGATGTAGACTTTGTAGGTGTCATAACTCACTTGAGATGTCAGGAACGCATGGCGCGCCTCAGCCTTCTCCTCAAGAAAGTCTTTATACTCTTGAGATTGCCGTGCCTGGGTCTCTGCCTCAGACATGGATTTGGCCCCAGCGTCTTTTGCCCGCTGAGTGTATTCCGCCAATACAGACTTTTCAGAATCTTCTAGTGCCTTAAAAGCTGACTGGGCATCCGCCAGCTTACTCCCACGGCTCGCCATCTCGCTCGCCAATTTGTTGGCTTCCAACATGTTTTACTCCTCTTGCTCTTTCAATATGACCTAAACAGACATCATGGTCACCAGAAGAAAGCCAGAGTAGACGGCAGAGATCGTGTATTTGCCAGCCCTCCCAAAAGGTCTTCTCCCCAACCTGATGCTGCAACCTATGATGAGGTGAACAGAGCGGGGTGACGAAGCAGTCTGACGGCTTTAACCCCGTCCCTCCATCAGTACCCCAGCGCAAGTGAGCAGCCTCCACATAAGGACTGCCGCAAAGTACGCACTCAAGCTCTCGAATAAACTGTAAATGTCGCTTATCACGAATCATATCCAGTCAACTCCTTGTCCAAACTCACATTAATCGTACCTGAATTTCATAAATGATACAAGTTTGAAAAAAGTTCTTGTTTAAAATATCCAAGGTGATAGTATCTGGTTATGGGCAAGAAGCGGAAAAGGGGCGTGATCCATACGCAAAATCGCTTCAAAGCCTAATCTTTAGGCAAAGAGTTAAGCCTAGTAAACGGTCACAAAAGGAGGACTACGATGATTATCAAGACGAACTTCCCGCTTGGAGAAGGCCTTATCCTCGACGTGAAAGCGACGATGGTGAGGGGCGAGATTGACGAACTCGAGATCACCAGTAATGGGGAGGCAGTGGATCTTAGTAAGATTGCCATCTTCCCTTGGGCGCAGGTGACGCCTGTACCAGCGGAGGATCTTGTAGCCGCGCATGTATATGCGGAGTACACGCAGATTGCGGAGGACGAATATGCTTCCGTCTGATGAGGAGATGGAAGTTATCGCCGTGGAAATACTAGTGCATGACCTTGCAGAAACCGTCCAAACCCTGATCGAGGCCAATAAGGCGCGGCCAGACCTTATAGCAGAGAACCGCGACGACATATTGGAATCGGCGTCGAAGATTTTTCAGGAGATAGGAGCAATCCAATGAAAATAACAAACCAGCTAAACCTCCCTTCAGCGCTTGTAGAGGCCGTGCAGAACGATCCCTACACTGCCGGGGCATCTGACATCTCTGTCACTCGACTTATAGCCCCACCACGCATTGTAGCCCTCACAGGGATACATTGGGAGAACCTGGTGGAGGATGCTGCCGACAGGTCATTCTCACTCATGGGCCAGGCCGTCCACGCCATCTTAGAGCGTGTGCCGCCGGCACCTAATCGCATCATTGAGAAGCGGTACTTTCAGGAACTTATGGGTTGGACCTTGTCAGGCCAAGTGGACATCATCGAGGATGGTGTTCTGGATGACTATAAGTTCACTTCGACGTGGGAGACTATGAACGGGCTGAAGGAAGAGAAAGTCCAGCAACTCAATATCTTAGCTTGGCTGGCGCGCCAAGATGGGGTTGAGGTGAATAAACTTCGCATCGTTGCCATATACCGGGACTGGTCTAAGACACAGGCTAAAAGAGAGCGAGACTACCCACAGCACTCTATCGGCATTATTGAGGCCCCGCTATGGACGGAAGATGCTCAAAGGGCGTTCATTGAAGAACGTATTGGGATGCACCAGGCAGCACAGATTGACGGGGATCTTCCAGAGTGCAGCGCTGATGACATGTGGGAGAAACCCGCAAAGTTTGCCCTGATGAAAGAAGGCATCCAAAAGGCCAAGCGCCTAATGGCGACAGAGGAAGATCTTTTGGTGTACGCCATGAATAATAAAATGGCGGATAGCAAAGGCCTTAAGAAGGGGTTCTTTATCGAATATCGCCCCGGAGAAAAGACCCGCTGCGAAAACTACTGCGCTGCGGCACAGTTCTGTGATCAATTTAACCGCTGAGGAGTTTCTGGCAGAAGTCCAGAAATATTTCCCCGGAGCAACCATCGTCATAAAAGGAGAAGGCGAAATGACTACACTTACTTTCACCGTCGCTGAGGTCAAAGACCCATATGGCAACCGTAAAACAGGCTCGATCAAGACTTCGACCGACCAGTGGGTTTCTATCTGGCCGTCAGATAAGCACTTGTTCCAGGTTGGGGTGACTTATACCGCCGTCTGTGATGCCCGTGAATACAACGGGAAGACCTACTACACGGTCAAATCCCCCGGAAAAGGCGGGGATATCCAGCAGACCGGAGGTTCCCCTACACCACAGGCCTCCACAGGCCCTGCTGCACCAAATCAACCGAGCCAGACCAAGGATGACACGATCACGCGCATTGCTATCGCTAAGTCCTGCATCGAAGCTCATGAATCCATGATGGCTGCTGATGCTTGGTACGCCTGGGTGATGCGGGAGGAGATCCCGGATGGGGCAACAACAAATGCCGGTCCTGATGACCTTAACGATTCGATCCCGTTCTAATGTCAGCGCGGGAGCAACTGGTCAAAGACGTTAAGTCCTTCTTGCGGATAGCCAGCAGTCCCGCACAGAAGGATAGGATGACGGCGACTAGGTTGGGGAAGAGGGTGACGGGCAACCCAAATCTTGTTCCCCGCCTATTCAACGGCAAGGACATTCACCTTACTACATATGATAAGCTCATTAGGGAAATGGAGAGGTGGTATGAGCGTAATGGATACTATGAAGAGTGATTGGGGTATCGTTGATAGTGCTTGGGGCAGTGTCGCCGACGAGTGCAATGGATGTGCGTATAAATGCACAAGTCACTTAGCAGCCACTTCGACCACCAAGAGAGGCAAAAGCGCATCCGTCGTGAAGCGATGGAGGAAATACGCCGCGAGAATGAGGATCGTGAGGTGCTAGAAGATGAGCGCCGTCACAACGAAAGCCTGCGGTGGCCGTCATGAGTTGGATCGAGCAATATCTTGACAGGGTCAACAATCATCTCGATTTCCTTGAATGGCTCATGGACCAGATTGAGCACTCCCTAGACAACCATATAGATATAGAGGTGTAATATGAAGGCTTGGAGCGCAGACGGAAAACGCACCGTCAACATCATAAAGCCAGACAACATTATCCGGTGGACCGATTGGACACCAGAGGAGGAACAAGACCTAAAAGAGATGGTCAAGTTTGGCCTGTCCCATCACGAAATGTCCATCCACCTGGGCCACTCAAAAGCGGCTATTATTTCCAAGATGAAGGAGATCAGGCTGTGACAAGTAAACCCCCATCCCGTTCCCACGGATTAAGCCAGAAGGTGCTGACGAATTTCGGATCAATGCACATCCACTTTCATTTTGATGACGAAGGTAGGCCGGTAGGTGGTTGGATTAGCCATAAGAACAAAGACCCAGACAGCCAGATCGTCGGGTTGATCGAATCACTGTCGGAAGGTCTGAACGATGTTATAAAATCAGCGAGAGGTGAGTGATGAAACAGTTTCTTTATTTTGCAGCCGGGTCGGTAATGGTTGCTGGATGGGTTTTGATCATGCTGTTGCTTGCTTCGATTTTTATCTCATCGGTGGAGTTTTGAAATGTATAATCTCACGGACGATGGCCGGTCAAAAGCCCAACGGAAAATGCGCGAGCAACGCGAAGGTTGGCCTAAAGTGACGACCACATGGAAAAAGCGTTGGGGGACGGCTTCCGACGCTTTGATGAGCCGGGAATGGAGGTGAGGTTTAAGCCGTCGCCATTTATCATCAAAAGTAATAAAAGGTGATAAAATGAAATACTTTCTAATATGGGCTTTCCTTAATTCCTCCGGTGGTCTTTCGATAACTACCGTTGCAGAGTTTAACCAGATGCGGCCATGTCTTGAGATGAAAAAAGAACTGAAAGCCCAGAAAGGCAAGTGGGCGAAGGGCGCATTCAATTGCGTATGGGTGAAGGGATGAAGTGTGAATTTTGCCAAGGCAGCGGAAAAGACGAACGGTTTGATCCAGCGCCGCCATGTGCCGAATGCAACGGCACCGGGATAGCGGATTGCTGCAACGGCATGACCGCTGACACGGTGCGGGATCATGTTCAAGAAAAAAGATTGATAAAGATGATGACTGATATTTACGAAGCTAGTGGGGTTTGTCGCAGGAATGATTGGGAACGACATAGCCAAGACAAAGATATCTCAATCTACCTGTCCAAACAGGATGCAGAACTACTGCGTAAGGCCGCAGACATTAAAGGTCAGTCGGTGCAGGACTTTGTATTTTTAGCAGCGTGGGATGCAGCGGGACTGATTTTAAGGGAGAACGACGATGAGTGACGCAAAGGAATTGGTTGATCGGTTGCGTAATTATGGCCGCCGCCCCCACGCTGTATGCAAAGAAGCCGCCGACATGATCGAACAACAACAGGCTGATATTGTTAGCTATAAACACCGCATTGATCTGCTACACAATGCCGTTCAAATCGAACGCGAAGCCGCGAACAAAGCAATGGGGGCGTTAGACCTAATCGTTGCAACAGCCAAGACAGGGAGAGGTGACGATGAAACAAGTTGAAGCTATCAATCGTCAGGATGGCATCGCGTTATTTGATGATGGCACCTGTTGTTATATCGACGACTGGTACGATGACAGTGGCGACACTTGCGTACCGGAAGACGCTACGTTTTGTGTAGCGCGTGACGGATTTGATTACTGGTCGATTGACCTGAGTAAGTTTGAAAGGACGGTGACGCAATGATTAACAAATCACCATATTACTATGCCGCTGAAGCATTGTTTGGCGACAAGGTTGAAGTCATGGACATGATCGTTGAGGCTGAATGCGGCCCTGTTCGCATCGGCCTTGATCCCGGCCATGAGACAGGTGCGTTGACGATCAGCATGGGTGAGATGCAGCTTACATTCTCTCCGGTCGGGGATCGCAATACTGTCGCCATGTTGGTCGATGTAATGCAAGCCTGGGTAGACGCGGATCATTTGCACGAATACCCGCCAGAGCCACCGACGATGCCTATCACTGACGATCAAGTGCGTAAGGCTAGGCACCATCCCGAAATGAAAATGTCAGAAAAGTCCCGAGTTTTTAAGGAGAACGACGATGACGCATGACCCAGAACTTGTTGAGGCTGTGGCGCGGGCTGTCTTGAACCACTGCACGAACATTGAGGCCGTGGTGTTGGATGAATACTCTGGATCAACACCGGAGCAAGTAGCAACGAACATAGCCAAAGCCGCCCTCGACGCCATCAACAATAGTGGAACGCATTACGTGATGAGTGTGCAAACCTATGAGCAATCGAGCGAAAGGAAAACAAGTGAAAAAGTCATTTGAGATCAATATCACCTTGCCGAATTGGTGTGGGTACTTGCTCTGCATCTCTATGGCCGCTTGGGGCTTTTCGTCAGCGGCTTTGAGCATTACCAAACTGCTGACGCAGTAACCAGGGGAGAACGGACCATGGACGCTGAAACAATCATTCGTCAATTGATGGAGGTTATAGATGAGCAGGATTGCTGCAACGACCTGTGGGCAGATTTTACGGGCCAGTCGTCGAACAAGAAGAAGCCTTATCAACCAGCGAAGAAAGCCCGTAAAGCAATGAACGAGGCCAAAGCGTACCTGTCAACGCTGCCGCCTCACTGACGAGCGAATTTTAGGAGATCAGAATGCGACCATATGACGTAACCGACACAGATCAGCTTTTGAAGATGGAGAGCGACAATCACGGCGATGCTGGTGAGGTGTCTATTCTTCACAACGGAGAAACAATCTCGCTCCACGTCCCTGACAGTGGCTACATCAAAATGACCCGAGAGAATTTTAACAAGCTGGTTGATTGGTACATGGCCGATCAGCCCGAGTCCTAATTCGAGGGATTAAACAGATGAAGATTGGCTTACTCAATTTCGACACAGGCCACTGGACGGGTCGGGCATGGGTCGAGGTTCTAAACATCGAGACAGACGCGTTTAATCGCAGCCTGTTCATGATCGAATGGGGCGATGCGCGGCCTGTGTTTCTGGAACTGTTTTGGTTTCAGCTTTGGGACGATTAAGAGCGGAAAGGAGACGACATGCCAAAATTTGAAGTCGAAGTTGCCGGATTAACCCAATGCACGACGAAAGTCGAAGTTGAGGCAGAGGATGAGCGTGAGGCTGGGGTAGCGGCTGTAGAGGCTGTGAAAGCTGCCAAGAAATCTGTGAAATGGGACTACAAGCCACCGCAAGCCTCAGACATCTATGCCCAAGAAATTGACGCGAAATAACCTTGAATAAGAAAGTCATATTAAAGGTTGGTGAGATTTTTATAACTTTACCTATACGCTACAGGCATTAAAACGGCTTTATCGTGTGAAGCGTATAATTAGATACTGCCCGGACGAATAATGGTTTCCGCTAGAGCATGTCCACTCAGGGTGAGGGTGATAATCAGATCGATCATTTTTCTTTACTCCCATCCCGGTAAGTTTTGACGCCCTTAATGATGCCCTTCACGCCAAAGCTGGCGGCGAACGCCACATACAACAGGGTCCAGTATTCGTCGGGGACCTGCTCTTTGATGATGACGAACGCATCACGAATGCGCATCACCATTTCCATGTTGCCCCACACCGCCGCAATGAACATGGCTATGAACGGCGATGTTATAACAATTGTTAGATACTCATCTTTCCAGCTTTCGCCGCTATTCTCGGCCTGGATAGCATCCCAATCTTGGTCACCTTTAATCACAGCAACATCGCGCTCATGTTTCGCTTGTGACTTTTCAGCTTTGTTAGAAAGGTATTGTTTGCCGACGCTGAAAAGGCCGGAAACTATGGGACCTATAAGCGGTATCATTTGATACTCTCCAACCATTCTTGAACATTGAAATTCGGACAGGTCTTTCCACTATCCGGCACGTCATAATGGCCGATGACTTCAACATCACCGAACTGCCACTCTAAATCGCCAATCAATCCCGCCAGCGCAATGAACTGATCGTTCGTGAAGTTGTCCTCATTGCCGCCGTTCTCTGCACGGCCCCCAATCAAGCACACCCCGATAGATGACTTGTTAGCTCCGCGTGCATGCGCGCCGATCACGCTATCGTCTCGACCTTTCTCAATGTCGCCGTTGCGGCGAATGACGTAGTGATAACCGATATCGTTCCAGCCATTGTCATTAACATGCCAATCGCGGATTTCCTCTGCACCAATATCCATGCTGGGCATGGTGTAGGAGCAGTGGATTATAATTGTGTCGATATATCTCATTCGATCATCTCCGGCGTAACGTGATTTGACGCCACGATACCATATTTTTTATGGTATGTAAGACATTCCGCTTTGCGCTCTGCAAAGTACCCACCACGCGCCGCGTAACTGTCCTTCGCGCTTAGAGTCCGGTGCTGTGTCACGGTGCAGCCCATATCTTCCTTGGTGTCTACATTTACTTTGTGATGGTAATGACCTGTATGAGCGTATCTGTAACTGCACTCACCCCAGATTGAGCTAAACTGCGCGGCAAACACTCCGGGCAGTTGGGGTAATTTTCGCTGGTGTCCATGGTGGAAGAACAATGCTGTTTTGCCATGCTGATAGGCGTAGTACGGCATGGGGCTTTGATCGACGGTAATACGTGGTTCTTTTTCATAAAGTGCAGCGAACATAGATCGTAACCAAATGGAGCCGACAAGATCGTGGTTTCCTTCTGCCATTAGAATGTGAACTTGGTCATGCTTAGTTAGCGCCATATCAACTATCTGGCGTAACGATTGTATGGCCGTCTCTATGACCTTCTCAGCCCTACCGTCCGTGTCCAGGCTATGCCCGCCGCGTGATGTCTCAGCCGTGAGGTTGGGGAAGTCAGAATGCAGGAAGTCACCAAGCTGACATATAAAGCCCGTCTTTGCGTCCGGTGACATAGCCATCATATTGGAGAAAGAACCAACGAGGGTTTCTTGAGCCACGTCTAAGTCCCAATCATCCTGGCCCGTCTCTCGGCTCCATGCCCTCATGCCGTGGTGATAGTCCGTGATGACGTATAGGTTTAGAAGATCATCTGTCACCTGTTTAGGCTTCGGGATGGGCTTGGCCCGTGGCATGTCCTGCGACATGGCCTCAGCAGCGGCCAGCATCGCCGCCTCTTGGGCCTGCTTATCGGCACTTACTCTATCCCATCGAAGACGCTGCTCGCCTGTCTGTATGTCAGTTAGGAGCGAGAATCTTTCTAGCCCGAAACCTGGCGGGACGTTCTTTTCCGTCAAACCTTGATCCGGCGAATAGCAATTCTTAGCTGCCCTTTTAAGCACTGCCTTCTTTGCCTCGGATATATTCTTATGATGAATGCCTAAAGCTTCGGCAGCCCTACGCTCCGATCCGTGTTCTTCAAGGGCCTTTAATAACTCCCACTGCCTGTCTGTGGCGTACTCGCGAAGGTTCTCATCTAACGTAAAGGGCATCCCAGTGCCTTTCGGTTGTTATGTTGGCTCACCGATTGGCGGCGGTGGCGGGGCGATGATAAACACCTGTTGCCCATTGGGGTGCATGCATCCGAAGATGTGTCTTGTCTCCCCGGTGTACGAATTGAAAGGTTTGCCTTTCATAAATCCCAATAAGGGAACCTTGTTCTGTGAAAAGAAACATTCACCCCCCGCCTCAAACTTTTCAGCCACAGCCATCATGTCTTTCTCGCTGGCTTGCATGGCTTCCGCAACTTGATGGACGGACCCAGGTGTAATACAGAAAAAATGAACCAAGATTATGCGCGGCGGCTCCAACTTTTCTGCTTTAGCTGCGAAGCACAGCAGCGTCCCAAACAGTAAGGCGATGACGGCTATCATGTAGCGCATTGGCCTTCTCCTACTTACGACAGGCTGCACGTAACTCTTGAATGTCGCGGTTCACGTTGGTCTGCCAGACGGCGAACTCCTTAAACGCCTCACGGTCGAGCAACGTATCATGGATGCCAACTGTATGTTGTAGAGATGTTAGCGCGGTGCGGGTTTCTGTCCAGGCGACAATGCCAGCGACGAATGCAAGCAGTATCGGCCAGTTTGCACGGATAGCCGAAAAGGTTAAGTCGCCGGTACTCATTGCAGCAACATCGGTATGAGGGTGGAAACCAAAGAGGCTATAAGACCCGCTGCCCCCACCATGACCCCCCAAACAACAGTCTGGCGGGTTTTCAATTCAGCCAGTTCAGCAACGTATTTCGTGCGGGTTTCGGAACGCTCTGCGTAATCCTCATC